TCAGGCATGACCTGCCCGAGGTAGGACGCCATGTCAGGCATGACCTGCCCGAGGTAGGACGCCATGTCAGGCATGACCTTTCCGCTGTTGCCGGTGATATCGCCGCTCCCGATGATGCTCTGAGCGGCTTCCATAACCATTTCTGCGCTCTCGGCACTGCCGTTGTCCGGGATGACCCACTCAGGGCCGGCCTCTGCGACCATACCGATATGAGGCTCGGTGAAGTAGCCGCCGAACTTATGCGCCGTGATCGTGAAGCTCCCTCCGGACGCTCCGTCCAGCGTGATCGTCTTGGATGCGTTGGTGATTCCCCAGGACATGTTGATCGTCGCATGAGCGCCTACGCTGATAGAATTCGAAAACTGGCTCTGAAGGTCGCTCACTACCTGTGAGTACACGTCCGCCGCGTTGTTCGTCTGGCTGACAGTCACGTTCGTGCTTCCGGTCGTAGCGATCGGTGTATCGAGTGTCGCCTGCAACTGGTCGTGTATCTCCTGGGCCGCGTCTGCAGCATTCGTTACATTCGTCGTGACCGTGACGTTGTTCGTGGTATTCGTGTTGACAGTCGTATCTCCGCCAGCTGATCCAGCCGCAGAAGCGGAAGCGCTCTGAACTGCTTCTCCGACTCCGTTCGTATCTACCTGAGCCTCGACGGTATATTTCTGCTCGACCGGTACCGGGTTGCTTTCGCTGGCCTGCTGTGCGGCCTCACCAGCCTCTGCTGTAGCGCTCTGAACTGCTTCTCCGACTCCGTTCGTATCTACCTGAGCCTCGACGGTATATTTCTGCTCGACCGGTACCGGGTTGCTTTCGCTGGCCTGCTGTGCAGCCTCACCTGCCTCTGTTGTTGCGTCCTGCACTGCCTGGCCGGCCTTGGATGTATCGACAGTAGGATCAACGACATAATCTTCAGGGATGTTTACGGTCTGTCCAACATCCAGGTTAGTGGCCTGATCATTGGTCCATCCATTTGCTTCCAGAATCTTCTGTGTCAGGTCTGCCTGTGACAGGCCTCCGCCTCCGCCTGCCTCGATGACTTTTCCAGCGATAGACCACACCGTATTGACGTCTGCGTCAAGCGTGTAGGTGACTCCCATCTCTCCGGTTGCCGTCGTAGCAGTTGATCCCTGCGTAAGTCCGTCAAGGTTTAGATATTTGGCTGCATCTGCGGCTGTCTGAGGGCTTCCGTCCTGGACGCCCTTCCATAAGTCATTTCCAAGAGTGATTCCGTATTTGGACAGCTCCTCAGATACTGCATTCCAGTCGACGTCACCGCTGATGCCCTGCATCATAGTGTCGAAAAAGTTGGAGTAGTCTTCTGTTGAAGTAGTCGTCATCGACCTGTTGATTGCATCTCTGAACTCCTGCGGAATAGCTGCGCCGGCCTTGTCGATCTGATCAAGGAATTCCTGCGACTTTCCTGCCTCAAACAGCTGGTTGGCCATGTACTGGTAACCGGCATTCGTATCGCCGGCAGCCGCTCCGACCTCGATCGCCTTGTTGTAGGAATCCATATAGGCCTGCGGTACAGCCTCCCCGGCTTCCCTTGCCTTGTCAATGGTCTCCTGCATGGTCTCAACATTCGGAGCCATCTGCTTGTACCGGTCAGCGAGTGCTCCGGAAGTCGACCTGTCGAGGTTCCAGTTCATCGTTCCCCCGACGTCCTCAGCAACGCTGAACGCATCGCCTCCGCTCTGAGCGGTTTCCATAATCTGGTCGAGACGTTTCTGTGCCTCTCCCTGCATGTCAGCACCGCTGATTTCTTCTCCATAGGCATCAGACAGGGATTTATTCATCCAATCCTGCGAGAGCTGCTGGAAGGTCTGTCCACGATGCTCACGGGCCTGCCGGACCATCTCCGTGATATCATCCATAGTCCAGTTGGTTCCTTCGAAGACTCCGTTCTGGTCTGTATGACCAAGAGCGGCTTCCTGCTCGAAGTAGCTCAGGATCGCCTTCTCGGATTCGGAGGAGGAAGTGTCGTAATCCTTCTGATAGTTCCCCATTTCCTCGACGACCTTCGACCAGGAATCCTTGTCGAGAGCCGCTCCGGAGTACTCGATTCCGAGATAATCCATGTTCGACTTCAGCTCTGCCTCGCGTAGGCCGGCATTGAACTGTGCCAGCTTGGCCTGTGCGATGGAGAGCGCTGCATTGATGTTGACATTCTGCAGGCCCTCGTTGACCGCATCCTCTGCCATTCCCTGGATGGCTGCGGACAGAGAATCCATGGTCCCGAAGTCTTCTGTGGAATAGTTGTTGACCGCTGTCACAAGCGCCGCGCCGGTCTCCCCGCCAATCAGTGTGGAGATGCTTTCAGAAACTCCCTGCGCCTGGGTAAGAGCCGACTGCTTGGTGCTCTCTATAAACGTGTTGACATTCTGAATGAAGGCTGTCTTATCGTCTTCGCTCAGACCGCCCGTGATGTGTGCTTCCCATTCAATGGTACTGTTCCTTCTCAGCGCCTCATCAGCGTCGTCCTTCAGCTGCTTTGCCTGTGCGACCAGATCGTTTGCCTCATTCAGAGTGGTCAGAACATCGATCGGATTGTCGATGGATTCAGAGCCCGGATTCAGGATCCGGACTGCCGCATCCTTCGCGGCCTCTCCGGAAAGAGAAACATTCCCGAAGTGCGCCTCCAGATTATTGTCGATCTGCTTCTCGTTATACTTGTCGATTGCGATGCCGAGTGCCGTGATCCCTGCCGCCGCAGCCGTAATCCCTGCGATCGTAGGATTTGCGGTGATGAAGCTCAGCATCTTGCCGATTCCGGACTTAGACCAGTCCATGTCGGCGAACTTGAAGGTGGTGACAGCCGCTGTGATTGCTCCGAGTGCTGTCTCGATGAACTCCGGGTGAGTCGTTGCGAAGTCAAGAATCGGAGTGATGGCCTTGGTGAATCCGGATGCAATGCCAGTCAGGCCTTTCAGGATGCCAGGAATCATCGGAGCGAGCTTGCCCATCAGGTCTCCGACACCTTTGAAGAATTCCACGACCGTCGTCCGGATGCCTTCTGTATTATCGGAGATGTACTGCGAGATGGCGTCAATGCCGCCAGCAAGTGCCTCGCCTGCACTCGTCTTGATATCCTCAAACTGAGCCTTCAGGACGTCCGTGCGGTGCTCAAGCGTGTCTGTCATCTTGCCGTAAGCGGTATCCGTAGCGCCTGCGGAGTCCTGCATGGCTGCAATATCATTTGCAAACAGGTCCGCATGCTCTCCGGAAAGGGACAGTACCGCATTGCCGGCTTCGACAGAGGAGAACAGCTCGTTGACACCAACTCCGGTCTTGTCTGCCTCTGCCTGCATGATCTTGAAGGCATCGGACAGGTTGTGTCCCTGGGCGATGAAGTCGCGGAAGCCGGTCCCGGCCAGCTCTTTGAACTTCTTTCCGGTATTGGACCCGGAATCAGACAGCTCGACGATGGCCTGACGCAGCTGGGTGGTCGCGACAGACGTCGGAACACCCTGTGCAGTCATTGCTGCGAGTGCGCCGGTGATATCATCGAATGAAACGCCGGCGCCGACCGCAGTCGGGACGACGTTGTACAGAGATCCGGCCAGCTCATCGAAGGTCGTTTTACCACGTTTAACCGCTGAGAACATCTTGTCAGATGCCTCGGTCGCGCTGATCGTGTCAGTGCCGTAAGCATTCGTAACGGAAGTGATCGCGTCCACGGCTGTCTCCATGTCGGAAACACCGCCAGTCGCGGCCTTCTCTGCAGTCTCAAGGAATCCGAGAACCTGGTCCTGCGGGACGGATGCGGAGATTGCCTGGTACATGGCCGATGTGACGTCCGAGATCTCAGCACCGGTGCTTTTCGCAATCTCTCGTGCGCCTTCCCCCAGCTCGTCCATCTGTGCCTTTGTCGCATCCGGAAGCAGGGAGTTGACCTCTGCCATTCCAGATTCAAAGGATTTGTAGGACTCCAGGGAATCCTCACCATACTGCTTTATCTTGTTTGCGATGGCCAGACCGCCGACGATGCCGGCCAGCTTCTTGAACGTTTCGCCGAGTGTGTTCGTCTTCTCGTTCAGATTGTTGACTTCCGTTCCGGCCTTGCTCGCCTCGGTACCGACTCCGGCTATGTTCCCGGAGTCGCTGCCTATCTGGCCGACAGCCTCACCGGCACTCTTCGCCGCGTCTGCCATATCATCCATGGCGTCAGCTGCCGAATCCATGGAGCTTGCCGCAGTGTTCCCGAAGGAAGACATACCGCTCTGTGCCCCGGAAAGGGAGCTGTTGACCGTCTGCTGGAAGTTCTGGGCCGTCTGTGCAGCCTCACCCACGGACTGGGTGAATCCGCTCATAGACTGTGCTGCAGACCCAACAGATCGCGTCATGGAGGAAGAAAACTTATCCACACCAGTTCCGGAGAAAGCCTTGTCGATGGCCTTCCCGACGTCCTGCATGTTCTTGGACGCGGTCTGTGCAGCCTGCCCGATTGTACGTAGCTTTGAGGATACCTGGTCGTTCAGGCTCAGAGTCGTCTTTATGTCCGACATCAGGGTTTTCCTCCTCTCTGGTTTCTATGTGCCGAATGTATGTATCGTTACTACTTGGAAGAGTTCAGGAAGCCGGCAACGAGCCGGTCGGTCGAGCCGATCGGGTAATCTCTGCTGACCTGTTCCGATGCGATGTAGAAGATGCGCTCCTCGGCGCTCATGTTGAGCCATTCTATGACCCGGATGCGGTACTTCTGCCACATGATATGTGCCCACATCCAGTCAGACGCGTCGCTCTTCAGATCATCATCGACTCTTCCAAGGATTAGTTTTTTGCTTTACCGAGGATCTCCTCTTCGGTGTCCTCGTCTGCCATGCCGCAGGCGATCATGACGCACTTGTTCGCGTACTCCCAGTCCTTCCCGCGGAAGAGGATCTCCGGAAGGTCGGTATTCAGGTCGACCTTGTAGAAATCCCTCAGCTCCTTGGACTTGAGGTCCGGGAAGACGAAGCACTCAACCATGATCTCCTTGGTGGCCGTGTCGGAGTCGTACTGCTCGTCGTAGACGATGCGGTTGTTTCCGCTGACCATCGGCCTGTTGGTCCTTTTGTCCTTCACCACCGTCTTGGTGGTGTTGTTCTGGCGGATCTTGTCGATCTCTCCCCTGCTCAGCCTCTTCAGCTTGAACGGGATAGGCTTTCCGTCCTCGCCTTTGAATGCCTCAATTCCGGGAAGCTCAATGACCGCATCGTCCTTCAGCTCCGGCTTCATGAATGCTTTCAGATTGGTCTCCATAAAGATTGTCCCTCCTTGGATATCTTATGCAAAAATCCGCACGGGCTCTTGTGCACCGGAGCCTCGTGCGGAACGTGATGTACCATGTTTACGAATGATTGGATGTGTGTGGATCTCAGAGCCGCCAGGGCATCAGTTGAAGTCCTTGGCTCCGAAGGAAACGTTCTCTGCCGCCACATCGGAGGTGACATCCAGCTGGATCAGCGGAAGATCTCCGGTGAAGACCACGCCGATCAGCGTCAGCTTATCGCGGTCTCCGATCAGGTCGTAGTAGTCGGAATTCGTGTCATCGACCGTTCCGGTGATGGTGAACTCAGGCGTAACACCGGAGTCCTTGTAGTTCTTTGCCATCTCCTTGTAGCGGTTGTTCATCTTCCAGGTGTTCAGAGACCCGGTGATGTCGAATCCGATCCATCTGCGGTTGGTGCCCTTCTCCTTCTGAATGTCCTGGTCGCCAATCTTCTGATCGGACTTTGTCACCCACGACTCCACTGTTGTCGCTCCGGAGAACGGCTGGAAGCTATGCTGGATGTCGACATTCTGACCGTTTTCCATGTACCAGTACGCGGCTTTCTGGATCTCGTCTTCGGTCATGAAGTCTCCCTGGGTGTCGTCCTTCATCGGCTCGTACACGACGCCGGTGACGTAGTGCGTATCATCGTCGACCTTCACGATCGGGCCGAAGGTGGAAAAGTTTGCTCTCCCATCATCAGCTTTCACGATTGCAAAGGAGTGCCGGTTTGCGGCCTTCCCGACCAGTGATACGAAGGAGATGTGTGCATCCTTGATCTCCCTCGATTTAACGATGTTGCTCATTCTTCCCTCCTTTCTCAGATTCCAACAGTGACATGGGCATAAAAAAGCACGGAGCTCTCGCCCCGTGGCTGTCGTGAAGAATTGTGTTCATCCCTCAACCACATCCTTTCCGAAGATGGCCTCTTCCGTCTTCCTTGCTGTGTCGTTCTCTTCCCACTCTTTATTTGTCTGGTCTATGTACTTCTGCCGGAGTGCCCGGCGCTCCTCAACGGTCATCCCGAGAGCTTCCTCGCTCTGGATCCTCTGCATGATGCAGTGGCAGTTGACCGATTCTCCCGGAGGCAGGTTTGTGTCCCTCGGGACCATCGGATGGTATGTCACTCCGTCCGCGCCTACCAGGTCGAACGGCTCATCAATCTTCTTTCGCTGTCCGGAGATGGCTACGTGTCCCGGTCTCGGCGTATTCTTGTGTGCTCCGGTATGATGCCATTCCTTCTCGACTACGGTCGGGCACTGCCGCATGGCTTCTATCTGGCCGTAGGATTCCGCACGCAGGACCTCTGTCAGAGCCACCCTGCGGCTTCTGTATCCCGGATCGCGGATTCCCGACTCAGTTATCTTGAGTGCGGTCTCATCGACCGACAGAGCATCTTTCTGCGCGTCAAGGAGAACCTTCTCGATCTGGTCGTTCGTCTCCAGCTTCATCAGCTTTGACAGCTCCTCTGACCAGTTCTTGACAAATTCCGCAGCCGGTTCCGTAAGGATGTCATCTGCGGTGTGTTCCGCGAGCAGATCCGGCTCGTAGGCGTCGATGAATCCTTCCGTCGACTCCGCGAGCATGTCCTTCAGCCGCTGGAAGAGCGCATCGTATATCGCCTTCCGCAGCGTGTCCTCGTCCTTGATTCCGTCCCAGCTCCAGACCATGAAGTCGTTGAGGCTGTTGGAATCGTTCAGTGCCGCAAGAACCTCGTCCGTATGGCCGTTCAGAGCCGCTGTCAGAGCGTCTTCGATATCGCTGACGGTGTCAACCGCCACCTTCGTCTTGACGTATCCTTCCGCATTCAGCGTCTTGTCCAGGTCATCGTCCGCCTTCATCAGGAGTACGTCGATGGAATCAATGAGGCTGTCAATCTGCGGCTGCAGACCCGCCAGAACGATCTTCTTCATCCTGCGCCGCCTTTCTGATGTCCTGCAGAAGCGACCGCACCTGTTTCATGACCGCGATCACCTCGGCATCCGCATTATCCTCGACCGCCTTCTGAATCTGGCTGTTGAGCTGTTTCTCGACTTCCGGGTCAATGTCTTCTGGCTTTCCTGTCTTCTTCTCCTCGGCTCCGGACGCCTGCGATGTCTGTGCTGCCTTCGAATCTCCGGACGCGCTGGAGGATGAGAATCCGTCCATACCGGCCAGCGCCTGCTGTGCCTGCGCCGTAGAGACTGCGAGCGGAACATTGCCCCAGTCGCCCTCATAGTCCTCAGCATTCTGGCCGAGTGCATCGGATGCCATGGCCTTGGCTGCATTCGGTGTGATGCCTCCTGCCCGTTCTGCCACGGAGAGGATCTTGTACAGATCGTCCGGATTGGTGATGTCCGGACCGTCGAATTCTACCTCGCAGTACTGCAGGTCGTAGTTGTTGAGCAGCTTGTTGTTCACCACCCATGCGAGGGAAGCTCTCTCCGGCTGGAAGACCTGCTTCTCTGTGACCTCGATCGCCGCCTGAGCTGTCGCCCGGTTGAACTCGGTCGTGTACCCGACATAGATGTCCGGAAGGTTGAATGAGGACTGTATGCGCTTCCGGTTGTTGTCGATGTACTCCTGGAAGAGCTCGTCCTTCTGCAGGATGGAAGCCAGAGGCACCAGCTGAACGGTCGCCGGATTCCCGTCGAAGCCGTTCTCGAGGCTCTCCGTCTCGATCAGCATGAAAGCGTGCTGGCCGTTGACGCCCTGGATGTCCTCCATGTACTTCTGAAGCTGCGTGTAGGACTTGTCGGTCAGAGACCCGCCAGAAACGAGGATGGCCATCGGTGTGTGCCGGCCATTCACGAAGTAATTGTGGTTGAGGTTCTCTGCCATTCTTGCGCCGTCTGCGCCGAGGATCTGGCCGACCCATCTGACCATTCCGTACGGCTGCATCCCGATCCGGAATGCCAGGAGCTCGTTCGCACGGAACTCCTTCGGGACGCTCATCGAGTAGGTCCCGGACCGCAGGTCCATCGGACGCGGGTCTCCAAACTCTTTGAAGTACACCGTCTGGCCGTTGATCTCCTGCTTGAACTTCCGGAAGCGCTTCTTTCGGACGATGTCGCCGCCCTTGTACCGGAAGTGGTAGTCCATCGCCGGGTCGAGCTCCTTCGTCATGCGGACGGAAGGCGTGTCCTTGATGGCAATGACCTGCGTCACATATCCGGCATTGTCACGTATGACTTCCGCGTAGCCAATCCCGAAGGTCTCGCGCTGCTCAACAATGTTCTCGAACACTTCCTTGGTGTCCTCGTCAATCGTGAACAGGTTGACGATGTCCTGCACGCGGTTCCACTCATCCTGAGCTTCCGGCGTGTCTGACTGGTCGCCTTCCTTGTACTTGACGTTGATCCCGAATCCGCAGATGTTCTGCTTGTATGCCCGGATGCACTGCGGCAGGATCGTGGAGTTATCCACCATGACCTTAAACCCGAACATCGGCAGCGGAGGCTCTATCCACTCGGATGCCGCACGGTTGGAATCCAGGTCGATCTGCGTGGACTGGTCCGCCTTCGCGATGGCGTACTTCTTGTATGCCTTCACAAGCTCCGGCTCACTATTCTGCTGAGAAGTCCGCGGCTCGATCATCCGTACGCCGAACTTACGGCTGCTTTTGCTCTTCTCGTTTGCCATTGATTTCTCCTTGTGCCCTCTTCACTGGATACGCAGTGAGGATCATGCAGTCAGCCGTGTCAGGGCTGTGCAATCCCCGCTTCTTCATCTCTTCCTTGGATTCAACCTTAACCTTTGCGCCCTGGTAGGCGTACTTCCTCACAGACAGCTCCCCGACCAGGTCATCGTCATCCGGCAGGATCAGCTGCGGCTTCCTCTCGTTTCCCATGTCGTCGAACGGCTGGATCATCTCTCGGAGAATCCCCATCATGTACGTCGTGGTGTCATAGTAGAACTTGTGCCGGATCGTCGCGCCGAAGTGGATCGGGATGATCACCATGGTGTCATAGGTAACCGGGTCCGCTCTCCGGATGGCCTTCAGCTCGTCCGTGACGCCGCCTCCGACGCCGCCGTCATCGACCTTCACATAGATCTTCTTCGCGAACTGGAACTTGTCCTTCAGCGTCAAGTACAGCTTTGCGATGTTCCCGGATGTCCATGTGGTGTCCTGTCCTCTGTACCTCTTATAGAATCTCGAGCACTCGTTGACCTTGTACCCGATGACTGTCTGGTCGTCGCCGAAGCGAGCGATGTCGGCGCCAATGTCGATGCTGTACACATCGTCCGGATGCGCCGGCGCTCCCCTGTCGATCGCATCCAGCGCTCTTCTCGTCTCGGCTGACGGCTCTGTGTTGATGGATCCTTCCACCCATGGGAGCGGGATGAAGACATCGTCCTCCTGCTTCGGGAATTCCCCGGCCACACGTACACGGAAGACGTTGCTGTCCTCGCCGTACATGCGGATGATCTTGTCTATGAACTCCTTCGAGACTCGAGCACTCTTCCGTCCATCAATGTGGAAGACGGAGTACTGCGCTCGGTTCTTCGTGTGGCTCTCGTAGAAGAAGCCGCTCAGCTGCGTCGGGTTTCCGCACATCAGGAGCCGTGACCCTTCGGTCGACAGAGCACCGAGGATCGGCTCGAAGATGGCGTCCTTGACGCCAGATGCCTCGTCTATGACGTAGAGCACCTGGTCCGCATGAAAGCCCTGAAGCGCATCCGGCTTGGAAGCGGTACGAGCGACCGCAAACCACTCTTCCGGGTGCCCGGCCATGTACAGCTTTTCCTTGGTCCAGATGAGATCGTTTCCCAGGTCGCCGTTGCGGATCCACTTGTAGATCTCTGACCAGAGAATGTCGTAAAGCTGGTGCTGCGTCGGCGCTGTGCACGGGATCTTCGGATAAGGACGCGTACACATGAACCAGATGACGCACCATGCCTCGACAGCGCTCTTCCCGATACCATGACCGGAGCGGACAGACGTCATCTGGTGGTCAGCGACGCTCTGAAGGATCTTCGCCTGGTTCGGGTCCGGGTCTGCCCGGATGACGTCATGTGCGAACTCAACCGGATGCTTCGCATAGTAGAGGACGGCTTTCTCACTCGCTGTCATCGCTGTCGTCCTCCTCGCTGCCATCGCTCACCGGCTCGTCTTCTGCCGGCTGGTCCTCATCTTCATCCGGATCAGGTTTCCGGGATGCGTATGCCTTCTCGATGATGTCAGCCAGATTGAAGGAATTCTCTGTCGACTCGGCGATCTCTTTGTCATGCTTCTTCTGGTATGCGAACTGGCTCTTCTTGAGCTTCTGGTCGACTTCTCTGCTCTCCGCATCGTTGAGCGCCCGGAATGCTGCCACGTTTCCCTTGGCGCACTCGAGCATCATGCTGAATGCGGCTGCGGTTCTCTGTGTCTGCTCGTCCTCCGGGATTCCGAAGCGTGTCATGGCCTCCCTGATCTTGGTCTGGCTCGGTGAAACCGGCAGGCTCATCAGGTAGTTGATGGTCTCGGCCATGCTTCTCTTGCGCCTTCTCGCGACTCCGGAAGCCCTTCCAGCTTTAGCGGCTCTTTTCGCCTGTTCCTCGCCTGCTCGAAACTGATATGGCTCTCCGTTTTTGAGGTTCTCCGGGTTTGCCATATCAATCACTCCTTCCCGTCAAACTCCCCTCTCATTCCTGTGCTTCATCGATCTCTTCTACCTCATCTGCGCTGCTGTCGAACAGCTCGTTCACGAAGGCTCCACCCTTGATGGACTGCGCCTCTGCCTGCTTCCTTGCGAGCAGGCCCTTGAGCTGCCAGCCGAGGCCGTACTGCTTCAGGATCACTGCGAAGTCCTCAATGTCGTGCGGAGCGACTGAGAACTTGATATCGCCCTTGTCGTTCATGTCCGCTCTGACATGCAGGAGCTCGTGGTACATGAGGATCCGGAACTCTTCATCCGTGAATGCTGCCGCTTCACAGTTCTCGGTGTAGACGGTGATGAGGAAGTCATACGGAATGAACTGCGCTTTGTAGTAGTCCTGAACCTTCCTGCAGTCGGCGAAGACGGCTCTGCCAGAGCTTTTCTTCTTCTTGTTGGAGACCATGTAGCCGATGTTCACATGGTACTGATTGATGAAGTCGAGTTCCGGATGCTCTCTGATGACCTGCTCTCCAAGGTCCTTGTATCGTTCGGACAGCTCTGCTACTTCAGGCTCGCTCATGGTTTCCGTCACCTCCTTCATTCACCGGTATCGAATAATTCATTAACGAACAGGCCGCTGTGAATCTCGTCATCCTGCTCCTGCAGGTCTGCGGCCAGCCGCATGAACTCTTTGACGTCTCTCGCTGACATATCCCGCGCCCGTGTTCCCTGCAGTGCCTCTATTGCCTTCTTCGTGACTGCATTGGCAATCAGCTGCCGGTCACGGCTCTTCTTACTCATCCTCGGTCACGGACGTGTCCTGGTAAGACAGGTCCGCCTCCGTAGGCTGGTAGATGTCCAGGCACGGGATTTCCTTTCCGTCGCGGATGCATGTGATGTCCGCTGTGTCATGCTTCAGCGCCACATACCTGCGGACGATGGCCGATGCGTACTTCGGATCGAGCTCCATCGTGTAGCAGATTCGGTTAAGCTGCTCCGCTGTGATTAGCGTGCTTCCGGATCCTCCGAACAGGTCGATCACGATCCCGTTCTCCTGAGAAGACATTTTCATCGGGTAGGCGATCAGCTGGAGCGGCTTCATCGTCGGATGCAGCTTGCTCTGTCTCGGCTTGTCGAACTCCCAGACGGTCGTCTGCTTCCGGTCACCGTAGAACTTGTGCTTCGCAGTGTCTTTGAAGCAGTAAAGAACCGGCTCGTGCCTCATCTGGTAGTCCATCCGTCCGAGGACCAGAGAATCCTTTACCCACACGCAGGTGGTGGAGTAATGGAACCCGGCATTCACAGCGGCATTGTAGAAGTTCACCTTCTCCGCATCGCTGTGGAATATATAACAGGCACCGCCATCCGCGAGAGCGCTGTAGATGTTCTTGCAGGCGTCCAGCAGGAAGGCGTAAAACTTCTGGCTGTCGTCCCAGGAATCGTTGACGATGGTCATTCCGGTGCCGCCCTTGTACGAGCAGTTGTATGGCGGGTCGGTGATGCACACGTTCGCTCTCTGTCCGTCCATCAGCTTGCTGACATCTCCCTCTTTCGTGGAGTCTCCGCAGAGTAGTCGGTGTCGCCCGAGCCGCCATACGTCACCCGGTTTCACAAAGGCCTCAGCCTCAAGGGCCTGGTCTATGTCGAATCCATCTTCATGCGCCTGGTCGGTTTCAATGTCCGGCAGAGAGTTCATCAGCCTTGTCAGGTCCTCGTCTGTATATCCGGACATCTCCAGATCTATGTCTGAATCTTTATTAAGCTCTTCCAGCAGGGAAGCCAGTGACTTGTCATCCATCTCGGCAAGCTCTGCGATCCGGTTGTCGGCGACCATGTCAGCCCACTCCTCCGCTTCGGACGAGTAGTTCTGGTAGTCGACCGGGACGACGGAGCACCCGATCAGCTTTGCGGCCTGGTACCGGCCATGCCCCTTGACGATGAATCCGGAGCGCTTGCTGACCGTGACCGGCTGCCTCCAGCCGTTTCCCCGGATGATCTCACCGAGGAGCCTGAGCTGTGAGTCTGGATGCATATTGGGATTCCTCGGGTTTTCGACAAGGCTCTCAACTGGCACCAGAGCGTCATAGCCACAGAAGACAGCGAAACCCTCCGGTGTGACCGTTCTCGGCTGCGCCGGCTGAATCCCGCTGTCTCCGCTTCGCTGCTGATTTGCAGCGTCCTCTACTGGCATCTGTTCTGTGATTGGCATATCTGTCTTTGCTACCTCCTCGGATTTTCTATAAGGCTCTCCGCCGGCACCAGAGCGTCATAGCCACTGCAATGGCCAGATGCTTACGCAGTACCTGAGAGCCTCTCACTCCGAGGAGTTACACACATGATCGAATGCAGAGATGATATCTGCCCAGGGCGCATACACACAATAAAAATACCGGCTGGGCCTCTAAGACCCATCCGGCAGTTCTATGTCCTGCATATATACGCCCCTCGCACCAATCCATCCGTATCCAGGAGGGCGTGTAATTTTCGGAGGTATTTCTATATCTCCGAATTTCCACGGTACCATTCTAACAGTTCACGGCTGGCATTTCACCGGCATTTTATAGGCATTTCATAGGCAAATGACCGGCATTTTATAGGCATTTTCTCTCTTTTCTGATTTTTCAGTCGAAGAAAACATGTCCTCCATGTCTTATCCTGTGGATAACTCTGTGTATAAAGTTATCCACATAGCTTTTTCATAGCATTTCATGCTACTTCATGATAGTTCCTGTTATTTCCTGTTATTTCCGCTTCCCTTTTTGCCCATCCTGCGGAGAGGCGGTGACGGCTTGATCCTGACGAAGGACCGCTCACCATAGATGCGGGTGAATTCCTGCAGCGCCTTCGTGTGGATCTTGCGGACCGTGTCCTCGGCCATATCCATCTCGCCGGCGATCACCGGATTCGTCTTGAGCTCAACGTACTTCTTGTAAAGGAGCTGGACATGCTTCAGATCTGGCATACCCTGAATCTGGTAGATGATCTGGTGCCGGAATTCTATGTTCCGCTCTATGTCCTTCTGTATCTCAGACTCCAGCTCGATGCATCGGATCACCATGTCCGGCATGTGGTCGACGGGAGACGTCTGTACCCGGTCAGTGTCGTAGCGCATGCCCTTCACTCCGTATGCCTCATTCTGTATCCGCTCCAGTTCTTTTCTTTTCTGATCTATCCTTACATTCAGGACTTCCACCTGTCCCAGATACTCACTCGCCGTCACTGCTCTACTCCTTTGCGCTGCTCTTCAGAAACCTCTCTCAACCTTCATTTGTTCCGGATTCCGGAAGTAATCCAAGAAAATCATCAAGTGTCATGGTCACCAGCCATCCATTGCGGTTCTTCCTGTGAACTACGATGGGTGTCTCCCCTTCCCTGGCGTCCGACTGCGACTGCTTCATGGCAGCTTCCAGATTCAGTCTCTCGACCCTCTTGACTTCCACATGATATCCCGGAAGGCCTACCACATCCGCGTCCCCGTTTGCTCCGCAGTATTGCTGGCCCCTCCTGGTATTGTATCCATGCTCTTTGAGCAGGTTGGCAAGCTCCCTCTCTCCCCTGGCACCCTTCTGTCTGGAATTCATCTGTCCGTCCTCCTGCCTCGCTCTGCGGCTCTGTACTTCCTGACGATCGCCCGGAGCTTATCCACCTCGTTCTCCAGCTCCTTGAGCCGGTCAGCAGAAAGGGCCACCCCGACAATGAATCCAATGATCAATCCGAAAACCAGTGATCCGAACACCATCATGAACATCTCTATTAACCTCTCAATGATTATTCTCATCCCTTGTCAGAGCCTCTTATTTGTCCTTTTCGCCGCGAGAAGCATCACGGTGATAACTCCTGCGGCTGCCAATAGAAGGAGGTCAGCAATCCTGTCTCTGATGAACTGAGCGGCCCGATTGTAAATCACTACTTTCATTTCTTCGTCACGTCCTCCTTTCCATATTTGCAGAAGAAATCCCATAGAGTCGCTTTGTGGAATTCATCGCAGAACGCGTACCGGAATCCGGTAGCCGCATTCGCGTCCTTCCAGTGAAGGCAGCTCTTACAGTTGACGAGCGGATCCATGTCTTCATTCTTTTTCATAGCCCCTTATCTCCTCTCCCCTTTGCAGGATTTTCAGAACTCCTGATCATCGATAGCCGGCTGCCGGCATCCGCACTTTGGGCAGTACCTTGCGCCAATCCAGATCGGCTTTCCGCATCCGGCGCATCTTCCGGTGTATGCCTTGCCCTTCGGCTCCTGTCTGGAGAAGAGGACGATTGCATCCGAAAGAGCCGTC